CACAAAAGTATTCATAGTATCTACTCCAAACGGAATGAATCTGTTTTACAAATTGTGGACAGATGCCGAAGAGAAGAACAATGATTATTCTCCAATTTCTGTTCATTGGTCACAAGTTCCAGATAGAGACCAAGAATGGAAAGAGAAAACCATACGAAATACTTCAGAACGACAGTTCCAACAAGAGTTTGAATGTTCGTTTCTCGGTAGTTCTAACACACTTATTTCTACGGAGAAACTTCTTTCGTTAGCTTACAAAGCACCAGTTTATCAACAGGGTGGATTAGATGTTTATCAAGAACCGATATTGGGACATACTTATGTGATGGTGTGTGATGTTGCGAGAGGAGTCGGTCTTGACTACTCTGCATTTTCTTTGTTTGATGTAACGAAGCAACCTTACCGTCAAGTTGCAAAGTACCGAAAAAATGACATTTCACCAATGTTATATCCTAATGTTATTTTTACAGCTGCTCAGAAATACAACGAAGCATTTGTTTTAGTAGAAGTAAACGACATAGGACAACAAGTGGCTGACATACTTTATCATGATATGGAATACGAAAATATGATGATGGTTACGATGCACGGTAGAAATGGTCAACAGATTGGTGGAGGTTTTTCTAAAAATGTATCAATGGGAATCCGTACTACTAAACAAGTAAAACGAATTGGTTGTGCAACTCTCAAAGATATGATAGAGAGAGACAATCTAATCATAGAAGATTTTGATACAATAAGTGAGTTGACAACGTTTATTGGAAAAAGTACATCATGGGAAGCTGACGATGGAACTCATGATGATCTAGTGATGTGTTGTGTTCTCTTTTGTTGGTTAGTTCAACAGAGGTACTTCAGAGAGCTCACAGACCAAGATATAAGAGAAAAAATGTTTTCCGAACAAATGAAAATGATAGAAGAAGAAATGGTTCCTTTTGGGTTTATTGAAGATGGTCATGATCCAGAGGAAAATTCAATTCCTGGCGATGATAATGTGTGGCAACCAGTTGGACAAGAATGGCAGAGAGAATATTATTAGAGATAATTTTCTTTCTTTATTTTCTCAAAACCAAAGTCATCTTCATCTTTCATTTTTTCAGTAACGAGTAACATCAGTAATGCATCAATTTCTTTTTCCAATTCTGGTCTAACACTACGAAGACGATAAAGAAATTTAACGCTACTTTTTTCTACCATCTCTTTACTGACATGAGTAGAGTTGTAATTTTTTTTATTTTGACTTTTAGTTTGTAAAACAAGATGTTCTGGATTTACACAACTATTATTTTCACAAGTTTGGTGAACCACCATGTTTTCGGCAATGTCTCCTTTGTGAAGAAGATAAGCAAATCTATGAGCTGGTTTGGATTTTCCATCATAAGAGAACATTCCATAACCTTGTTTTTGTTTGGAAGCGTTCCATTCGTGACAATTACTAGATTTATTAATCTTAGCATTGAAACGGTCTATTGCTTTTTGAGGAAACTTCATATTTACCTTACACTAAATATTATTCATCAATTACGAGTATTTATAAATATTATCAGAGTAACAAATACTTTGCACAAAAAACTCAAAAAATAAATTTAACGGAGAGAAGATATGGCCTTTCAAGTAAGTCCTGGCGTAAATACATCTGAAATTGACCTTACTAATGTAGTAGTTGCCGCTGGTACTTCTGTTGGTGGTTTTGCTGGTAGGTTCAATTGGGGGCCAATAGAAGAAATTAAGTTGGTTACAGATCAAGACAATCTCGTAGAGATGTTTCAAAAACCAGACGATAACAATTTTGAAGCATTCTATACCGCAGCCAATTTCTTAGCATACACAAGTGCTTTGAACGTTGTTCGTGCTGCTAACACAACTTCATCATCAGCCACTGCACCATTGAATTCAGCTTCTAATACAGCAACATATGTAAACGTTCAAACAACAACTGTTGAAAGTTTCTATAACACATTTGATCCAGAACAAGGTGGAGCAATTGGTGGTGGTGTTACAGGTTTTGCCGCACTCGGACCATTTATAGCTAAATGGGCAGGTGCTTTAGGTAACAGTTTAAAAATGTCAATTTGTCCTGCTGATAGACCAGAAGCAACAGGAACAAGTACAGTAACATGGACTGCTTCAAGTGGTGTTTTGGAAGGAACATCCTCTTCTCTGTTTTTAGATGAATTAAGAGTTGGAGATGCTATCAAGATTGCAGATGAAGTTGGATTTCATATAGTTTCCACAATTTCTGATCTTAATACTGCTTCAGTATTTGCAACAAGTAGTTCTGATACAGCCGATGCTTCAGGTAAGTCATTCACGATAAAGAAACGTTCTGCGTTTACAACAACTTCTACTTTTATAAAGGGAACTGCTGTAACTACTGCTGATTCAACTGTTGTAACAGGAACAGGAACAATGTTCGACAAACAGTTTGTTGTTGGTGATACAATAGTAATTGGCGGAGAATCACACAGAGTTAATGCTATCACATCAAACACAGTCATTGCAACTACAACAAAATTTAACGGAACTAATGCTGCTGCTGCTATCGCAAGAGAATGGGAATATAAAGGTGCATTTTCTACAGGCGCACCAACGACTTCCACTTTTGCCGATGACAAAGATATGGCACAAGATGAGATTCACGTTGCTATTATCGATGAAAATGGTGATTGGTCAGGAACAAAAGGAGAGGTTCTAGAAGCACACGCTAATATGTCAGTTGCAAGTGGAGCAAGAGATGATCAAGGAGAAGATGTTTTCTACAAGAATTACATCAATAAGTATTCATCATATGTGTGGTGGTTAGATCATCCAACAATGGGTGCACACGGAACAACTGCATCTGCAGTAGCCGGTAACGATACCGCTGGTAACGGAACAATAGTTACTGACGGAACTGCAACATTTCGTGCTTGGGGAGCAACTGCTGATGCTAGTGGAGTTCAAACCACAGATACCTTTGAAAATGCATCATTTCCATTGTCACTTAGTTTTAGTGGTGGAACAGACGGAACAGGTCCATCAGATGCTGATATTATTCGTGCATATGACCTAATGAAATCTGCTGAAGATGTTGATCTTTCACTCGTAATGTGTGGTAATCACAGTTCAACAGTCATAAGACACGTTATTGATAATCTCGCGGATTCAAGAAAAGATTGTGTTGCTTTCTTTTCTCCTGAAAAAGCAGATGTTGTTGGTGTAACAGATTCTTCAACTGCTACAGATAACGTAATTGATTTTAGAGATACTGTCAATAAGAATTCCTCTTACGCTGTTATGGATTCTGGATATAAGTATCAGTTTGACAAACATGCTGATAAATTCAGATATGTTCCATTGAACGGAGATACAGCTGGATGTTGTGCTCAAACAGATCAAGTTCGTGATCCTTTCTTTTCTCCAGCTGGTTTTACCAGAGGTCAAATTAAAGGTGTGGTAAAACTTCCTTACAATCCTAAGAAAGCGGAACGTGATAAGTTGTATCAAGCACAAGTCAATCCTGTTGTTTCATTTCCAGGCGAAGGAACAATCCTTTTTGGAGATAAGACACAATTAACTAAACCATCTGCGTTTGATAGAATCAACGTAAGACGATTATTCATTCTTCTGGAAAAAGCAATTTCAACTTCTGCTAAATTTCAGATGTTTGAATTCAACGATGAGTTCACACGTTCACAGTTTGTTGCAATGGTAGAACCTTTCTTGAGAGACATTCAGGGTAGAGGTGGAATACAAGACTTTAGAGTCGTGTGTGATGCTTCTAATAATACTCCACAAGTTGTAGATTCTAATTCGTTTAGGGGAGACATTTTCATCAAACCTTCACGTGCTATCAACTTCATTCAACTCAATTTTGTTGCTGTTAGAAGTGGTGTAGAATTCTCCGAAGTCGTTGGTGCTGTTTAATATTTTTGATATAAATACTTACAACAAGATTAGGAGAAATTAAATGGCATACGGATCTATTTCAGATTTTAAAGGAGCTCTCAAACTAGGGGGAGCTCGTCCCAGTTTATTTGAGGTGCAAATAGTTACATCGCCTACAAATGTTACTATACCAGCTGACCACATAAGTAAATGTTTTACTGCCGAGATACCTGGCTTGACTGTTGCACCGATAGAAAAACAATATTTTGGTAGAACAATCAAACTTCCTGGCGAGATGACGTTTGGACAATTATCCACAACTTTTTATAACAGTGAAGCATACGACATCCGAGCTGCTTTAGAAGATTGGACAGATATAATAAATGACCCTATTACTAATCTCGGAGTATCTGGTATTTCTACAACATATAGCGGTAAAGTCAACTTGACTCACTATGGTAAAGATGGTACAAAGGGTATGACATTTTCTTTTATAGATTGTTGGCCCACATCAATTGCTGCAATAGAGTTAAGCTACGATACTGTTGGCGATATGGAAAATTTCGCTGTTACATGGGAATATGATTATTATACAATGACGGCTGGATCAATATTGGGACAATCTTTGAACGGAACTCAAATTTAAATTAAAGGAAAACAATGGCAGATGCAGCATTACCACTTCTATCTACATTTAAAGCAAACCTTGGCAAGGGTGGTGGATCGGCAAGGCCGAATTTATTTAAAGTGTCTATTAAAAATTCAGCCAAAGCGGCCCTTTCAGTTCTTTCGACTGAAGAAATTTTAGTTAAAGCAACTTCTATTCCAGCTTCAACGATTGCTGAAGCACCATTGAATTATGGTGGAAGACCAATCAAATATACTGGATTTAGAACTTATGCAAATTGGTCAACTACTATTATCAATGATGAAGATTTTGCAATAAGAAATAGAATTCACGAATGGATGCGTCAAATCTCTGGTCAATTGGACGGAGCAAGAACTGGCCAACACGGCACATATCAAGTGGGCGGTCGTTATTGGGAAGGTGTCGGTACTGTCACTCAGATCAATAAAGATGGTGAGCCTGGTGAAAGTTATACCATAAACAATATATGGCCAACTTCTATTGCTGAAATGGCAGTAGATTGGAGTGTCGATGGATTCATGGAGTATGCTGTCGAATGGTGTTTTGATTATTGGACACACAACTAATAGAAATAGATAAATGAATGGCTTTCGCACTTTCAGAATTCAAATCAAATCTAAAAGGGGGTGGTGCTCGATCATCCCTTTTTAATGTTAATATTTCATTTCCCACAGCATTATCACAATCCCCAACAACTTTAACTGGCGGTGTTCCTGGCTCAGCTGGGCAGGGTCAACCAATAAATACTTCTGCTCAATCTTTAATGCCATTTTTAGTTTCAGCCGCTTCTATTCCCGCATCCACACTCGGAACATACGATATATTTTATCACGGAAAAGCACTCAAAGTTGCATCCGATAGAACTTTTGATGCGTGGGAAACTACAATTATCAACGATGAAGATTTTGCTATACGAAGTGACCTTGAAAAATGGATAAATCTCATCTCAAAACCTGACCTAAATACTAGAGATACCAATATGGTAGGAAGATCCACTGAGAAAGAAGGTACTAATGCTAAGTACAAATCAACTGCAACTGTTACTCAGTTTAGTAAGGATGGAAGTAGTTTAAGAAAATATAAGTTTTTAGGAATATTTCCAACTACATTATCTAGCATTGCTCTTAGTTGGGATTCCAGTGCAATAGAAACGTATACTTGTGGTTGGGCATATGATTCGTGGGAAATTGGATAATGAATAAGTATATCACAATAAAAGGAGAATATAATGGCTTTTGAAATTTTTGGTTTCAAAATTGAGAGAAAAAATCAAGGCGCACCAGACGCACTTGTACCTGCATTTACTTTGCC